GGAACTTTTGCATGATGCACAGCTCGAAAGGCGTCCCTGAGCTGCCCGCGCTCCCACAAAGAGATAGCGCGGTCGTTTTCAATAAAATGACGTACGTCAACTGAGCGAGTGGCTCTAAGTCCGTACTGGGCAAGTGATTGAATGATCGGACACCCTGGGTATTGATGAGCATAGGATAGGCTCTTGCAACGAAGCAATTCTCTAAGCCGCCCTGGGCGTGCGTGCACATATGAACGTCCAGCCCAACCAAAGTTGGCCAGGACATCCAATGGATCTGTGACGTTGATCATGTCTTGCCGGTCGAAGATGATGCCACAAAAACTCATTTCAGAAATGTTGTCCCGCACCGCAGCCTTGATCGTAAAACCAAGTTCGGCAAAATCTGCAGGAGTAGGACAAGCATTCATGAAAGAAGTTCCCGAGTCATCACCTTCAACCATCAGATTCACTTCTTCATTCAATTTATTGAAAAGATAAAGGAGAAGCATTAATGTGGAAAATCCGTTCCCAATGGATGTACACATTTCACCAGACATTCGAGTAGCATCGACGTCGACCGTGAACCACTTAAAAACACAGTGATTCTCCCCGCCAATCACATCCCGGACGACTTTCATCCAGTCGGTACCATTGGGCAGATGTTTTGACATGTATTCATACAAGGGGAATTCTAAGGCCTCCATCATTTCACGGGTAAAGTGTGACTCATACGCAGTAAAGTCACCCTCAAAATATTTACAACCCAAGCGCTCGAGTTGCTCGACGATATACTTTGGTCTGTCGGCAACAGGGATCTTTTTGATGAAATTGGGTAATTTGTAGACTTGTTCTTCAATGAGACGAAAGATTGGTCCGACGTAGCATTTAAATAAATCTGTGCGTGAGTTGATTGCACGCGCGTGTTTGAAAGAGATATAAGTTTCGTCCTTTATAAACGATTTGACTTGTCCGTCTCTTTTCGTCAAAACACCAGAATAACTTTGCCACAAATTCAACAATTCAGCCTTGCGATAGGCCGGATAGTTGCATTTCGCCAACCAGGTCTCAACAGAAGTGTCTGCAAGAGAATCCAAGGGAACGAGGTTCTTGCCAACCCAATCAACAACGAATCGCCTTAAATCTTTAAGCTTCTCCGGATTCGGAATGGGGGGCTGGGCCAAAAACCTCTTTCTCACACCCGCCTCCGCGGTGGGGGCATCTGACAAATCGGGCTTAGGAGGCGCCACGCCTGAAACGTGACAACCCAACGAGACCAAGACTCCTGGTCGAAAAGAAGCATCTCTCGGGGCAGCGGTA